TGTAATCCGCACCTGGGCCACCAGCGCCGCCCGTTGCTCCGCTACCGCCGCCACCACCACCGCCGCCGACCGTGCCTGCAGTGTCGGTGTTACCAGACGCACCTCCCGCACCGGAACCAGCACCCGCCGCGTTATTGCCGCCAGCGGCGCCCGTGGTTCCAACAGAACTAGAACCCGCAGCGCCGACCGTGCCGGATGCGCCGCCGCCAGAACCACCGCCGCCAGCGCCGCCTGCCGTATTGGTACCCGTACCGCCAGCGCCGCCGACGCCACGCTGACCGCCCGCGCCGCCACCGCCACCGGCACTGAAGCCCACATTGCCCTTGCCAGCGCCGCCGCTGTTTTTCGTTGTTCCGACGCCTAAAGCGGAAGCGCCACCTGCGCCGCCCGAAGGAGACGGGCCAGCATCGCCGCCCGATCCGCCCTTAGCTGCAACTGAGGAAGCCCCGAAAGACCCGCCATTGAAATAGGTGTCACCGCCAGCGGTTCCGACTACGCCTGAACCTACGCCAGCCGCTCCAGCGGTACCAATGACGTAAGAAACCGGGAATGTGACTATTAGAGTCGAAACTTTTGAATACGCACCGCCACCACCACCGCCGCCGGGCCAGTTTCCGTTACCTGACGCGCCGCCGCCGCCACCGCCCCAGACCTCTACGGTATCGAGCGTCGTTGGAGCATCGGCGGGTTGCGCCCAACTCGTACCGGAGGTTAGAAAGACGGTTTTTGTGACCATTATTGCAGCGCGTAGATGCTGTAAGTCGCCACTGAATTAATGCGGCGAATTGAAATAATAAATTTGCTGGTGTTTGTCGTTGTCAGTGCGCTTCCGGTAGATGACCCGACAGTAAAACCAGTGAATGTAATTGCTCCCGCCGATGCTCCATTCGTTATCAGAATATCAATCGCACAATCTGCCAGCGGCGCAGCAAGCGTAAACGCGCCGTTGTTGGTGAGATATTGATAGTTCCCGCTCGCAGCCGCAGGCGTCGTGGTTCCGGTGGAGACGGTTCCAATATTGTTAGGAGTGATCGTGTAGCCAACAGAGATTGCCGCGCTTACCCCGAACTCAAGAATGCCGAGGTTGGCGGCGGTTCGCATTGTTGGAGCAGCAGACGCGCCATTGCTTGCAAATATTGTTTTGTCGGCGCCGAGTGCAACAGCAGTTCTTACGTTTGACCCGTTTAGGTAATCGACTTTCCAATTACCGAGGCCAAACAAAGTCTCAAGATCAGCCGCAACCGCCGCCGAAAATCCACCCGCCCCATTGCCCTTCAATGGTACGGAACCGCTGGTAGCTGCTGCGTAATCCGTTCCAGCCACCGCAGCAGCAGGCGCGCTTGCACCGTTGCCCTTAACTAGGCCGGTAATCGAGACGCCTTGGATTGTGGTGCTGTTGGCCCATGTAGCTAATTGATTGGCGGATGGCGTTCCGTTGATTGCGACCGTTCCGTTGGTGCCTTTGTCGCCCGTAAGATTTGCCGTCAGATAAACCCGATCGGCAGCAGCAAGCGAGCCAGAGCCTGAAACGTATGTAAGCGCGATTTGCAGCCACGTTGTATTGTCCGTGACTGCCCCAAGCGTAAACACGCCGAGGACCGACCCGCTACCTTCCTTACGGATAACAAGCGTGCCCTTTGTGGTGTTCGTGCTGTCGTCCCATGTGGCGATGAAGTCAGAAACATCCACGCCATCGGAATTGGTCGCGTTGACGGCGATTGCCGTAACAGATGCCAAGGTCGCATTATTAAGACGCGCGCCCCCACTGGCCGGAGCCGCCATCGTCGTTGACGACTCGAACGCATAGCGCATTCCAGAATCAGCGCCGCGCGGAATAGTGAAATTAAAAGTGGCCGCAGCAGTGCTTCCGGAATTTGAAACAGCCGCAGATGAAGCCGCAGCTCCGGTGGTGGTTGAGCCTACCGCAATAGTCGCAGCCGTACCTTGCGGGCCACGGATCAACGCATTAAGCGTTATCGCCCCCGCGCCGCGCGTGGGTGCAAATCGAAGCGCCATGATTGCTGATCCTTAGAAGGTAACGGGATTTTTGCGAAACGACACAATTCCGTGCGCCCACGAAATCACCTTGTTTGCGGTATCCTCCGAAGCGAGGTCAGCGATGTAGTCGCCAACCTCTGTGAACGTGCCTGGCGTAACCGTAATGCGCAGGACGCGCGCATAGCTGTCGGCGTCATCCTCAATCGAAAGCGTGCCGGCGTCGGTCGATAGTGTGTAATCCGCCGATGTCTGGTCAGGCGCGCGCCGAAATGTCATTTTGAATGACAATCCAGTCAGGACAAACGGGTCCGCATATTCGGTGAAATAAATATCTTCCGCCCATGTGGCATTGACCGGCACAGTTCCAGATACATCAAACAGTGCGCCGGAACTGCCAGAGGTGCGCGCGATGGAGGTCATGTCAGCCCATCCAGTCTGCCGAAAGGCACATATAGTCTTCCGTGCCGTAAAGGGTTGAGCCTGTGCCTGCCGATGTCGTTTCCAGGGAGTTGATGTCGTTTTTTCCGAGAGACGCCGGCATCAGATATTTCGCGGTCGGGGTAAATTCATTGGTGTATGAGGTAATGGCCTGATAACCTCGCGTGCCGGAAAAAGCCGTAGTCGAGTTCAGGCCGATACCGATTGCCGCGCCTGCATTGGCTTCAATAACTTTCACACGCTGGACAAATTCCAGCACATATCTTGGCTCTGCTAGGCCGGAGAAAATCTGAAGCGTATTACCAGCGGTAGCCCGCGATTGCCGAATGGTCGTGCTGACGTATGTCCAGCTTGCCGTAGAGTCGCCAGCGCGTAACAATATCCGCTTGCGGTTATAGGCGTTCCACAGGCCCCACTTGCGCGACTGGCCCCAAGTAACGTGACAGGTAAGTTGCCCGTTCGTGCCGTCCATCGACATGGAGCCGACGTAAGTAGCTTTGCGCGCAGTGACCGCATAAGTTGTCGCGCCATTACGCGCCGTCATGTCGTACTTGTTGACCTTCACACCTGAATACGACTCAAGTTCAGTTGTTCCGGCACCAGAGCTGCGATTGCCCGCGCCGGCGGTCGAGGTGTTCCAAGCGGGACCGGTCACAAGAATTGGAGTGCCGCTGTTGAGCGTTACGAAAAGATCGTAAATCGTATTGGCGAGATGATTGGCATTGAGGGTGAGCGTTAGCTCTGAAATTGCATTGCTTACGAAAGCGGTCCCGCTCCAGATCGGAACAATGTTGCCAACATCGGGTGTGTAATAAACAGCCGTCCCTGCGGACACATCCGATGTGATAATCGGGGTTGCGCTGGTCATCGTGAGATAACCCTGCGGCGGCTGCACTAGCGCATTGACCAGTGCGGTTGTCGCCGCAACTTCGGTTGTGATTGCCGTCAGTTCCGAATTGCTTGGAACGTCGAGTGCCGCCCGAGCTGCTGCTGCGGTAGTAGCGCCCGTGCCGCCGCGCGAGATCGGCAGCGCACCCGTCCCGGCAGGCAAGCCAGTGTCGATATTGTCGTCTTGCCAGATCAGGACATCGGCGGACGTGACGGCCCGCAGCTTATAGGTGCCAGCGGCCAGATATGCCCTAGGGAAATAGCCCGATGCGTCGGAAGCGTTTACCCCGGAAAGGGGGTTTGTCATCGAGACAGACAGCCCATCGTCGCTATATATTGACGCAAGGGTGGTCGTGCCGGCCGTGTAGATATAAAGTTTCCCGCCCACAATGGGATTGCCGTTACTGTCAGAAACACGGATTCTTTGAGCTGCAATAGCGAGCGTCATTCAATGCGTCCTGAATGCAAAAAGCAGCCCCGAAGGACTGCTTTGCTGGTGTTTCTGACTGGAGTTATTCTATTGGCCTGGTGGCCGTGGAATTTCTGGTTGGTCGCCGGCTGCGCTTATGGCTGGCACTTGCGCAGACACGTCAAACTTCGGAACCTGTTCGCCGCCCGCGCCCGCTATTCTGCGATCCGCAGTCCGTAGCGCATCGAGGAAATTGTTGTTTTTCGAGATCAGTTGAATGCCACGCACGACCTGCTGAGGTTCATTCGACACAAGCATCTTGGCGACTTGCTGCGCAACGCGGGTATCTATGCCTCTCTTGCCCGCCAGCAACGCGCCAGCGATAGCCGCTGCGCCCATCTCTTTAGGGTCCATGTTGTAGGTGCCATGAGCGCCTAGAGAACCAGCGCCCCCAGCAAATCCGAGTTCGGCAAGTTGCCGGGCGGTTGTGGAATTCCCCTGCACAGCACTGCGCGCCAAATCCATGATACCTTCGACGCGCAACTTCGCCTCTAGCTCTGCGGCCTTCGCAGGACCGAGCGCGATGTTGAGTTTTTCTCGCGCGGCGGGTGAATCTCCGATTTGATTGAGAATGCTGCGACGGTCGCCTGTCTGATTGAGCGTCTCGAGGTAGCGAGAGACAAAGCCGTCCTGAAATAACTTGCGCTCTGAATCTGACATCTTCGCAAGCGCCGCGCGGGTCTGCGGGATAGCAAAGTTTTTCGTAACGAAGTTTTGCCCAGCCTCTAGCGCATTCCCTGCTTGGAAGAAATGAGCAGCACCATTGCGCGCCTCTTCGTATGATGGAACAAGTTTATCAAGGCGTGCGACAAGACTATTTTTCAAGCCTGTCAATTCAGCGACCCTAGATGTATCGTTGTTGGCCTCCGCCTTCGTAATCATGGGGTCAAGATTGCGCTTTACCTGATCCCAAAACCGCAAGTCGGGAACCCGCTCACTTCCGTTCGGAAGACGAGAAAGTGAAGCAACGCCGGTTTCTGAATTGAACGTAAGGGGATTTTGGCGCGGAGCATTGAAGCCCTCCGTAATTCCACGGTTGGCAAGTGAAGGCATAGCCGCCCGTGCCGCTTCTTGAATGGCCGGAGCGCCAGCAAGCCGTTGAAGTTCATCGTCCCATACACCAGCACTGCCATCGCGCATGGCGCGGGCATAAGCCGGGCTGTTTACCTTGCTAGCCGTCTGCTCGATAGCCGCTTGTTGAGCGTGCGCGTCTGGATAGTGGAACGTAGAACGAAACCAATCTCCAAACCTGCTTGACTGCCCCTTATAACGACTATTGATAGTATCGTTCAAAAACTGCCGCCCCTCTGGAGAGGTGTTGGCAGCCGACCGCGCTAGGGCGCGCGTAGTTTCCCCGCCCATATCCATAATGGTGGCAGGGCCACCAGTAGTCGCGCTCTGAATAAACTCCTGCGGCGTGAGCCGGTTTGTGGCTTGTGGATCGGCTTTAAAATCTCGCTGCAATCCGGTAACAACCCGTCGCGCTGCCTCATCGGCGGAGTTCATGGCGCCACGAACGGGATTGACGAATGGCTGCGCTACAGCATTGACACCGCGGACGGCGCCCTCAACCAGCGGAGGCGCGACTGCGCCAACGCCGCCACCCAACAAAAGGCCGATAGCGCCTTTCGCAGCCCTATCAGGAAAATCTTCACCTTGCCCTGCACCCGACGCAGCGCCGAATAATGCGCCGACACCAGATCCGCGCAACATCTTGCCAATCATGGTCGGGGCGGACGCAGCCGCGCCAAGCGGGACCATCATCGAGCCGCCGATTTCTCCGGGTATTTTGATCGCCGCCGGGATTTGTTCGTCCCTGGCGCGCTCCTGCTTTACGTTGTCCTCGTAGTTGCCGCGCCCGATAAGTTCGTTGCCCTTGGCGGCGATTTCATCGGCAAATCCAAACGTAACGCCATTCGCAATCGAGCGTACAGCGTCGTCAATGTAGTTCAGAACGCCCTTGCTCTTGGCGGGAACGTCAGACCAGCCCTTGCCGTCAAACGCCATCATCTGTTTGGTTTGTGGATTGACAGCGGTCTGCGCAGGCTTCCACGCGCCGTCTTCGCCCAGATAAACCGTCTCGCCAGTTTGAGGATTTGTGGCAATCGGCATTATTTCACCAACTGAAAGCCGGGAGGCGGCGCAGGCGAACCGGATGGCGGGGCAGCGCCGCCTGCCGGCGCGCCACCAACGCCCCCGCGACGGCCCTGCGTATTGACGCCCATAGCGCCCAGATCGACTCCGTAGGCTGCGCCGATGGTCTTTGGATCGTAGTCCTGCTGAACCATCGCGCTCGCTTTGCGCTTCACGCCAGCCTCAATAATGTCCTTTTGAATTTTCAAATTCCTACGAATGGTCGCGGGGTCTTGCCCCGGATCAATGTCCGCCTTGTTCCATTGCGCCGATTCTGTCGCCGTCAGAGCCGAGCCGAATAGGTCGTGACGAACGGCATTTTTATAACGGTCGTAATCCTGCCAGAATGTAGCTGCGTCGGCGGTGTTCTTTGACACGAGGCCGGGGAAGTTCCGGCCAGCCGCCATCGCTGCGCCGCCGATGTTTGAAATGCCGTAGCCCGCATATTCGTTTTTAAACGAATCTGCGAACCGCACCAGGCTCGCCAACTTCCCGCCCTCTTCCGAGAGCTTTGTAATATCGGTGATTGACATATTACGGGGCTGCTTGACCGCTTCATTCTTGCTGCGAAGATAGTCGGGGTCTTCCGGGCCACCTGGGATAGGTTTGAGGCCGGTTGGGGTTTGTGTAAATCCAGCAGGAACCTTGCCGCCCTGAAGCGTGGCGTCGAGTTCGGTCTTTTGCAGACCGTAAGACCGGTCAGCATTACCCTGAGCGCGCCCACTCTCCTGCTGCCGGAATGCGAAGTCGCGCGAATCCCGAGCGGCAGTCTGCCCAAACTCCTTTTCTTGCAACCCGAATGAACGATCCGTGTTGCCCTGCGAGCGATCTGCCTCTTTTGAACGGAACGCAAAGTCGCGCTCGCTGTTGCCAATGTTAGCGAGGGTCTGCGCGCCTTGTACGTCACCAGCGCCCATTAACATTGCAAGCGCAGACTTCTGATCGCCATTCTGCATAAGCTGAACAGCGCCCTGACGGGCTTGGGTCAACTGATCCTGCATCCGCGAGGCGCGAGCTTCCTTGAAGGACTGCTCGCCTGCCATCAGTGATTGCAGGACGCTGGGGACAGCAACGTCGAATTGATTAGCCATCAATGATTATCCGATATTCAACAAACGGGCCAAGGCGCTTAGGTCTTGGCGAGGCGGGCTGTTCTGTGTGTCGTAACTTGGCGGCGGCTGCACATCGTCGGGGTGCATGTTGTTTTTATCGCCATAGCCAGGATGACCCGGCAACGGCATTAAACCCATTTGCTGATCGGCGTAGGGATTCCAAGCGTCATGGAATGCAGGTTTGTCCACGCCCTGAAGGCGCTGCTGATGCAGACCGAATAGCGATAACAGAGCGTTGTTGTTCACGGACTAACCGAAACGCCGACCGTATTGATCGTATCCAGCACCAGCGCCGCCGTTCATCAACGAATTTGCACCTTGTCCACCGCCGTATCCGCCGCCGTAGGACGAGGCGCCGGCAACCATGCCGATGCCCTTCATGCCGGTATCCAGAATATTCTTTGCGCCTGCCGCCTTGGCATTCGCAGCGGCAATGTCGCCAAGTCCGATGGTATTGGCTGCGGTCATGTCGCCACCATAAGCCGACTGGCGCGTACCCATCTGGCCCTGCAATCCCTGCCCCACTGTGCCGATCTGCGCGCCGTTTGCGCCGACGCCGAACTGAGACACGCCCATTAGGCGTGCAAGTTGATCGCCATAGGTCTTGTCAGCCAGGCCCGTACCGAACCGCAGAAGGTCCTTGGAGCCGCGGCCAGAGTTCAACATTCCGTGAGCCGCTGCGCCACGGTCAAGAGCCTGTACGCCCTCGCCTTGGGCGAACTGATAGCCGGGCAGCGAGCGCAAGGATGAGGGGTCTTGCAACAGTCGCGTGAGCGCATTGACGCCCTGACCGCCTGCCGCAATATAGGGATCGTATTGATGCGACATATCGGCAAACTTGCCGGCGTACTGGTCGCCGTATGCCTTGATTTCGTCAGTTGCCGCACGCTGCTTGTTGAAAGTATCCCGCGCAGCATCGCGCGAGGCAGACGCCTGATCGTCACCCAGCAATGAACCGAAGAATGAAGCCATGATGTTCCTACTACGTTTTATTTGCGTTGATGACGACGTTTAGTGCCGTGATGACTTCGGCCAATGTCGCGGTCGATTCCAATGTCGTGACAGCCGCCGTGCGCTGCTGACGCTTATCGAGCGCGTCGAGGAATTGGTAGAGTGAAGAATCAATCGCCGGGTTTGTGTCGGGAACGCGCGAGCGCATGGTGGTCATCGCTTCAACCCTCGGACTTTTACATCCATCGCCACCAGTGCCCGGATAACCGGATCACTGACGCGCAATCTGAATACGATACCTTGAGGCCCAAACCGGCCCAGCCTGCGGGTGGCAATTCGAGTACGGTTGCCAGTCAAACCAAGCGACAATTCGCGGTCGCCCTTGAAGGTGCTCCCGCCATCGGTTGACCACGACAGCATGATCTTGGGTTCGCTGCCCTGCCCGGTCGAAAGACCCACGCCGGTCGCAACGTCGAGATAGAGCGCGTCAACAATTCCGCCATTCGGGAATACATGGAAGATCGGCGTATCGACTCCCCAGATGAGTGGGTCGGTTCCTTCAACAAACGAATCCTTGTCGAGCGCGTAGAGGTTGCCAGAGAGCTTGTCCTGAACAATCGTTTTGCCCCATGCCGAGACAGGATTGCAGGCCCGCCATTTGCCGAGTTGATAGCTCTCGCGGGAATGCCACCAGCCCGTCGCGGCATCGTATGAGCGCGTCCAATCGGTTCCGGTCAGCGTAGCAAATATGTGGCCTTCGCAGTTGTAGGTAAATGCAACGATAGAGGCCGGATCGTCATCGTTAGCGACTGTCCGCTCGATGCCGTGCGTTGAAACGCGCTTTACCTGACCCGTGCCTGCGATCCGGTAAGTGATGTTATCGCTGCCGACAAAAAGCAGCGTATTGTCGAATTTTGTAACCGCGTCCGCAGCAAGCAGGCCATGCTTGATCGGAGCGCCGATTGGCTCAAACGGAAAATCAGCGTTGCCTGTGTTGCGCCACTGCTCAACTTCATCGGTCTTGAACAGGAATAGATCGCCGTCCGCCTTGACCCGCAGCAGCTTGCCCGCGGTTTGTTCCGCCGTGGCGTAGTCCGTCCCGCTTATTTCCTGACAGGCGTAGATCGAGGAAATAAAGAACCGGCTATCGTCAATGCCGTAGGTTGTGTATCCCCCCAACTGGTCCTGAGAAACAGCCGTTGGCAAGTCTTCGTCCGTGACCTTCTTTACAATGTCGTTTTCGATGTAGAACTCGCCAGCGCCACAATGAACGCTGATTTGCGGAATTTCAGCCTGATTGCGCGACATCTGCACGTTATCGCTTCCGGGGATTGTCCCGATGCGAGTAGCAGCGCCAGATTCCAGCACCTTGTAAACACTGGTCGAGTGAAGCGAATAAATGCAATCGAGGTCAGGCAGGTAGATTTGCCCGCGCCCCGGCGTGTCAGTAACCGCCCGCTCCAGCGTCATGCCGTAGGCAGGCAGAACCGCGTAAGGGTCTTTAGCGTCCTTGCCCTGCTGTTCGGCATAGGCGTTGATAAGCTGCGCGCTGCCGGAGAAACTGTATTTGCTTTGATTGGTGCGGAAACTTATCGGAAGCGCGGTCATTGGCCAGTAGAGAAATTAAAGCCGTAATTATACCGGCGGGGCTTTGCATCGTTAGTGATGAGCGGCAGCGGTTTGCCAGCGCGCGGGTTAGCCATCACAGTCAGGTATCGCTCTGCCTCTCGCATGGCAAGTTGCGCGGTAGCCGCATCCATTAAGCCGAATGACGGCGCAACAGCTAGACCGCAACGGCGCGACAGCGGCGTTAGATATTCCTGCGGAACGGCCATGTCCGAACCGTTCCAGATCGGCATTCCGATTGTGCCAAGCATGGCGATTTCGGAGCCGACCGTTTCCTGCGCCCATTCAAGGTCAGGCGCGCTAGGAGTTTCTTCAGCGCCAACAAGGCCAAGATCTTTCAACATGCGCGTGGCGAGGTCAGACTGCGAATAGGTCGTCATGCAGCCTCCGATTGCTTCGCTTCAGCCGCTTTGTTTTCGAGATAGTCCGCGTATCGGATCGAAAAGCTGTGCATCCCGATATGGTCAATCATGTGATCGACGTTGGCCCAGACATCGCCGCCGCAGCGCAGCCAGCGGTCACAGAACGCAAAGTCCTCGGATAACTTCGTGCCGCCCGCATCCCGGTATTTGTCAAAGGCGCGGATCATTCTGCCATTGACGTATTCGCCGGCGGCAGGATGCCCCTTCATATCCGCATCAATAATCTCTGGCATCTTTTGCAACATGGTTTGAATAACGTGGCGGGCGATCAACAACACCCCACCGCCAACGCCCTGAACCGGGAGGAATCCGTCAACCACGTCTTCCAGATGCGTCTCTTCCAGGGACCGCCCCACCGCAGACGCCGGGAATTTGCGCTTTGCATAAAAACACCCAGTCAGCGGCTTGCCGAATGACAGCATATCCGCAACAAGGCCGATCTCGAACCCCATATCAGCGTCAATCATCAACAGATGCGACATTGCCGGGTGGTCATCGAACCAGTGGGTCACAATGAGGTTTCGGATTTCCTCAATGTCGCCAGCCGATACCGTGAAAAACGAATTAGGGATGCCCTTGAATGTAAGAAATTGTCCGACGTTATAGATGCTCTGCGCCGTGCGCGTGTTCATCTGCATTCCGAACGCTGGACAACATATCAAAACGCCCTTGACGTGCTTGGAGGGCTTCCAATCTTTCTTCATGCAGCCCTCACGTTTGCGGTCAGCGCGGGAGACATGGCAATCACGTCATAGTCGGGGTCTTTGACCAGCGCGGCCAACAAACCCCCGCTTCGCTCCGAATAGTACGAAGGCGCGGCGTGGATCACGGCAGACAGAAATTCCGCCTGCATCAAAAACCCGGCGTCGGTGTGTATTTCTTCACCGCCGCATTGCAGCAAAACGCGCCACGGGCTTTGAATGCCGCCGGCGTAAACGTGAGTATGACTTTGCGAATACGAACCCTCGCAGCCAAAGAACGTCACAGACTGGAAATCCAATCTCGGCGCAATGGCAGCAGCAGCCGTGGCGCTAGTTGCCCCGGTCAGTAGCTTTCCCGGCCCGATGTGAAACACCCGGCAGATGAAATGCCTTGCAGCATAAAACGCCGCCGGATCACAAACAGACGCCAGAAACACACGCGGAGCCTTGCCAATCAGCGGGGCAAGGTCAGGCATGGAATCGACGGAAAAGAACGCCGCGTCGATGCCGTTATCTTCACACCACAGGTAAGCGCCGTTGACGGACCAAACATCGCCATCCCAATTGCGTAGTTCCTGGATGTGATCCTTGACCGAAGGCCCGCCCCCGACAACCGCGAGTTTTACCCCGCGCACATCGGAGGCGGAAAGTTCGGGAACACCCAAGCTATGAGCATAGGCGATGTTGCGATCAGCAATGTCGTTGCCAACACACCCAAGCGCAACAAGGTCTAGTTTCATGTTACGAACTTGCCATCAAACCTTTGTTTTTCAGGCAAGTCAGGATGTCATTCAGCGCCGTCAGTACCGCAATGGCCTGAGCCGACGTTGAAAAGCCGAACGCGCCGGAAACCGGAGCGGTAGTCGAGACGGAAGCCGAAACCGCCGCTTGTGCCACGGCAGTCGCGCCGTGGAACGAGATCAGATCGGTAGCCGACTGGCCGAGCGTAGTGCCGCCCGGCGAGCCGTCAGAAAGCTGCTTGATATAAACACCGACAGTCATTGTCGTTTCTCCTGAGAATATGTGAGGGGTTGCGATCCGCCGGGGAGATTAAACCCCGGCGTTCACGTCATGGGTTGTTGTTAGGTGCCAGACAGGCGCGTGGCGAGACGTGCATCGATGGTCTTGACGCCATAAAGAACATCGAGGCGCCAGTTGCTCACGTCGTTGGTCCCATCATAGTACGGGATGACGCGCACGCTGTAGCCCTTGTAGGACTTGCGAGCGACATCAACCGCGCCTGGCGGCTTCACCATTGGCACCATGACCAGCGAGAAGGCGTTCTTATTAAACACCATATTCTGCGCGTAGCCGGTCGATGCAGTACCAAGCACGGTAATGGTCGCGCTGTCAGCCGGCGCACCGCTCACAGTCTGGAACGCGCCAGACGTGATGATCGGAGGCGAGATGGTCAGCGTTGTCGTGTTGGTCGAGGTTGCGTCTGCCGTAACGTCCGCCTTAACGACGAACGGCTGAAGGAAACCAAGAGTTGCCTTGGTAACCGGGTTAACCGCGAACACCGTCGAGATGGTGAACACGTCGCCCTGCTTCAGCGTGGTTGAACCCGTCCAACCGGAGGTATTGAGCGACATCGTGCCAGTGTTCTTGGACGAGGCCCAAGTCGTGCTGTTCGATGAACCCTTGACGGATGCCGTACCGGCCCGTGATCCGACAGTATGCGTAGTTACGTTCTGCGAGGAGTACGTGTCGATTCCGCCGATCATGCCGAGCTTGCCACGGCGGTAGGCGTCCTTGGCGACATCCTGCATGTAAAGAGCAGTCTGCGAACCCAAAAGGCCCCACTGGTCCGTGGGCGATAGAACCGCATTGCGCTCATCCTGCGGCACAGCACCGAGGTCGAGACGTTCCGGCGCCTTTGCGAAGCCAGCGAAGGACGTGACGGTCGTGCCGGGCGTACCGACCCAGTTCCAAACGTCCTTGTAGAGCGCGGTCAGTTTGCGGTCGATGGAGTTAGCAAGCTGGACCATTGCCGGCTTGATAATGCGCTCGCCCAGATCACCGATCTTGAGGGCGAGGTCGCTTGACGTGAACTTGAAGTCAACGCCTTCCTGGGTATCGACGGCGAGCGAGAACTTGCCTTCAACGGCATCCTGAACCGAAGCGGTAGCGCCAGAGCGAACCGTGAAGTCAGTTGGGCGACGAATAGAGATCGTGTCGCCGACGTTGTAGCCGTTGACCTTGTTGCTGAACTCTTCTTCGTAGCCGCGATAGACGAGATCGCCCATCACGCAGTTGTTTTCGAGAATGGAGATTGCTTCGCTGGCAATAATGTCAGCGGTAAGTGCGGTGTTAGCCATTGCCTAAATCCCTATGGGTTAGGCACGGGCCTTCTGTTCCGCTCTGCGGGCAGCGATATAGGCGGACGCATCGTCTGACTTCGCCAGAGCGTGAATGTCCGTTGGTTTCGCTGCGCCGCCTGTTAGGGCGGATAGAGGAGCCGGTGCCTGTGTTTGTCGTTTGTGTTGAGGCAGAGACACTTTGGCTTCGAGACGCCCGATTTCTCGGGCTGCATCTCGCGGAGACATCGCGTTAAGTTCGGCTGCAAGCGAAGGATTCTTGGCGAGTTGATAGGCCAGCATTGGCCCCTTATCGCTTTCGAGTAGTTCCTCGCGAACGTGGTCAGCAAACTTGCCGCCGTTGTTCGCAAACGCTTCGAGCGTCTTGTCATAGTCGGCTATGCCGGCCTTGACCTGCTCTGCACGTTCCTGGAAATCCTCGATGGATTCCTGCCTGCGTTCCTGAAGGCGTTGAGCGTTTTCGCGCTGCTCGCGTTCATCGAACTTTGCCGTGACGGTTTTGGCCGCTTTCCAAGCCGCGTAATCTGCTTGGAATTTCGTCCAATCGCCGTTGTATTCCACTTCCTTAGGCTCGGTTTCGTCCGGCCTGCTCGAACTACGCTGCAACTCTTCAATTCGTGCGGCCTGTTCAGCCACCATCGTTGAAAGGCGTGCAGCCTTGCGCTGAAGTCGCTGGTTGCGGCTCAGCTTGTTCGGCTTGTCGGATTCCTCACCATCAGGTGCGGCTTGCTCTGTCTCGTCTGCCTTGAGTTCTGCATTCTCCGCAGAGGCTTCCGCCGAACCGGGGTCCGGGATGCTCTCGATTTTCGGAGTTGCCTTTTCAACTACGGCTGGCGCTGCTTGGGCCTGCTCATTCGTTGGGGCGGCTGCCCCTGTTTCGTCTGTCATGGTGCCTTTTGCTCAGCAAAAAGCCCCCATAAAGGGGGCTGGGTTCAACGTGCGGCATCTCGAATGGGATACTCGCGACGAAGTTCTACGGCTCTGCAATTGGTGCGGGCCTGTTGTCGGTTTGATACTGCGCGACCTGTGCGCTGGTGTTGATGTCGTGCGCTCGGATCGCCGCGTCGGTATCAATGTCGTGCGCGTCCAAAAGCCGGTCCTGTTCGGCGTTGTGCATGTCGTGAGCGCGCTGGTCTTCTTGCGCCGTCGCGTCGATGACGTTTCGGTGCATTCCAACGCCGGCATTGATCTGCGCGACCTCAATCTTGGTTTGCGCGTCAATCATCACCTTGCGAATATCGGCAAGCAACTGAGCCTGCGCTCGCTGATTCTCAGCGGCCATTTCCTCCATGCGGATTTGCATTTCGGCCATTGTCTTCTGCTGTTCGCCCTGCAACTTGGCCGCAGCCAACTGCCCGTCCTGCTGAACCTTGACCATCTTCGGATCAGGCGGCGGCGCTTGGCCCTGCATCAAGAACTGGTCGATCTGCTCAGGCGAATTGCCCTGCTTTTCCATTGCCTCAAGCTGCAAAATCTTCGGCGGCAACGTGGCCCTGATGCGCTTGGAAATATCGTCCGACATCGGCCAGTCTTGCGCCTTGGCGATCAGGTCTAGAATGAGCGGCGCGGTATCGGGGGCAGCCCGAACAAACTCGGTCATGCCTTCCTTGGCTTCTGCACGGCGCGTCGTATAGCTTGGGCCAATCGTGGAAACCACATCGTATGCGCCAACAGTGAGGTCGTGGCTAAATACGGTTTCGCCGGACTGCGGATCAATGCCGTCCGCCTTGTTAATATCTATAACGTCAATTTTACCATCTTCGCCCATGATGCGGATGGTTCGTTCCGTATCGTAAACGTGCGGGATTAGATCGACAATGATCTCGCCGGTACGCCTGACCGCACGCGAGAAATTGTCGATGTAGAGATAAGTCCCGGTGTCGCCTTCACGCTGACGGGCCATGATGGCCTTGCCAGACGTTTCGTTGCCCTGCTTGCCAAGCGATGCGTCGTAAATGCCAATGACCGAGCGTAGGTCTTCCTTCGCCATCGTGAGGCCGTCAAGAACACCCTGCGATGAAACAGGAGGCTGCACACGCTGGGGAGCCGCGCCGCCGTTCTTGGTATCCGGCTCATAAGGCAGATACGGGAAATTCTTGGTATTCGCTTGTTCCCATGAATCCTGGTATTTGGCGACGTTGGTTTCCGTGACCATGAACGGCGCCTTGGGCTGCATCGCAACCGTCTCGGTGTGCGCCGAATGAAAGTAATTGGACATCCGCTGCGGGTCTTTGGCATTACGAACAATGCCGTTACGAATGACCTTACGACCGATCCGCGTTTCTTCGCCCACAACCGGGATGATCGGGATTATCCGGCCCGGCCAGTCCTCGCGCTTTTCCAGTACGTCAGATGCCGTGATGAGATAGCGGCACAGCTTGACGCTCTCGCGCTCCTCAATGCGCGCACCCTTTGACTTGTGATAGGCAATAACGCTTTTGTCAGCGTCCGTAACGTCCGTGAGCTCACCATCAAGCCCAAGCGCCAGCATCTTTTTGCTGGGCTTCTTGACCCAATAGGCGGCGATCCGAACGTAATCGTCGGTATACCATTCCGTATTGTGCGCCCATTTGGTGTCATCAAACATACTCGGCGTAATGCCGGGCCATTTTGCCTCAAAGGCAACACGGCTCATATCGACAGGAACAAAGCAAAACCGCGCATCGTCCTTGCTGGGCAGAACAGCATCCGGGTCCCACAGAACGCTTACGCCGTCTTCAATCGGCGCAATGCGGATTTCCTGATTGAACGTCGCCGTCGAATATTCGGTAATGACCTGCCAATGACCAATACCGCAGGCCACCTGACTATCCGCCGTGCGGAAGTAGATCGCGCTGGCATCCGAGCGGTTCTCAACGTACCGGATCAGGCCGGCCATAAGATTGGCGCGCTTTTCGTCCGCCTGACTATCGACCGGCACAACCTTGATGCTCGGGCGCATCTGGCGAATGTCGCCGGTGATCTGATGCACGAACTGCGGAAGCTGGTTGATCTGTAGCGTTGGCCGGCCTTCGTTGGCTCGCTCTGTGCGCTCCTTGATGGGCCATTGAGACAGCTCATCGCCAGACAAGAATTCAAGGTCTTCGTAGGCGAGTCTGATATTCTCGCGCTCGCGCATTTCGGCGGCGTCCCAATCCTTGCGCGCCTGCGCGAGTATGTCCTTGCTGCCGTCTGTTTTGTCTTGAGCTTCGCGAGTGGTGTTGAAATCAGGCATTAATCAGCGCCCGGCTGCGAAATTATGTTCATCAGCCACCCATCCAACTTCCGCGACCGCGAGGCGCGACGTTCAAAGGTTTTAGTGTTGTTTCAGGCCCGACCGGCTCTGCGAACGTCAATGCAATGGCGTCCCACTCGTCGGGGCTTTTCACATCCCGGCGGCGCATGTCTTCTTTGCTTTCAAGCTGCAATCGCGTGTGGCTGTCGTATTTGTAACCGGGGCCGCAGGCATCGGCCTGAATGCTGTCGCTGTCGGGGATATTTGCCCCCGCGACATCCTCAAGCCATTCCTTTGACTTCATCCACATTTCAGCGCGGCGATTCAGCGGGCCGCCTGACGGCCTGCCCTGATCGTCTAACGGCTGCGGCTCGAATGGCGACGAGCCGAAATTAATTGCCTTCGTGACTTTCGAATAAGGCTCGCCCATGTGCATGAGCTGGTCGTAAACACCGGCGCCAACGCCGCCCACGTCGATGAATACACGCGCGGGCTTTTCAGCGTCGATGACCTGCTTGAGCCAGCCCGCAGCCTCAACCGTGTCGAGTTTAGACTTACTCTCGACCTTCGTGACTGCCCGGCCTTGCCGTCGCGCCATCGAGTGTCGATCCGCGCCCTTCCATGCCGGGTCGTAACCAATCACCAGCGGGCCTGATGCCTCGCATGTTGCCTTACGCGCTCGGGCAACCAATGCCGGCGGAATGAAACTATCGTGGCCGCTCATCTGGAACGCCTCGGCAGCAGTCGCCGGGTATTCCTGCTTGAACAGCGTCGGGTCTTTTAGCTCCGTGATTTTGTTGCGACGCCAAACGCTCTGCTGGGCGTCAAGGCCGTACAGTTCGGCGTACTCGCGTTCTTCTTCGTCCATCGCGAAGCCAGCCGGAACATCCTTGCGGTATTCCTCCTGCCAGAACCACGGGACGAAGATGGCGATGTAATCGCCCTGCCCGGTTTCAGCATCGCGCCATTTCTGATGAAAGAAATTGCCGATGCCGTTTGCCGTGCTTTCAAGAATAACTTCAGTGCCAGGCTCGTCGGGGATGGCCTGCAACACGCCCGCGGCATGTGTCTCAGCGTGAGGCCAGAAGGCAACCTCGGAACCGTGAAACAATTGCAGCGTCGATGAACGGCCTACGCCCTTAGTGCCCGCCGTGCCAACCTTGTAGCCACTGTCCAACACGTCGAAAAACAATTCCTTGGCATTGGCCGCTCCCGTCGATGGACGCACCAGCGGGTCGCAATGGTCGTGATAGCGATTGACCATCTCGAACAGGTTTTGGGTGGCCGCATCCTCATGCGTCAGGATGAATGAGCGCACGCCGTTGTGGTGCGTTGTGCGATGATAGAACCTGCCGCCAACGTAGGTTGAGCAGCCCTGCTGTCTTCCCTTGAGGATCAGCGCGCGAACCTTGCCAATTGCTTCCCGTTGCTCCTCTAATCGCTGGTGGATGTATCGCTGCGCGCGGTTGAACTGTAGCGGCTTGATCTCGCCGGATTTGGCGCGGATTGAAAGGCAGCGCGGCGCGTAGTGTTCGAAGTCGTCCTTGAGGCGTTGAAAAATCTGGTCTTCATTTAAGTCTAGCAAGGCGTTCTTCGTGCGACAATTCGAGTGAACCGCTCATCTCAAGCGCCTGCGCGACCTTCCCGTCGATGCGGTCGCCAAATTCCCTCATGGCCGCTACATCGCCAGCGTCCACTTGGGACAGCAGCTTGTCGGCTAGCTTCTCTAAAGCTTGCGGGTCGTCCTGTTCGCGGCGCTTAATGGCTCGGAGTATTGCGTCCTGCCAGAGTTTTGCGCGCTTTGGGCGGCCGCCGGGATTACCCGACTCGCCGGGAGCAAAGGGCATAACTGTTCTCAGTTCCTACAATTTTGATTGTTCAAACAAATCCGACGCGCCAAATGCTGTTTTTGAAGAACAACAAAAAGGCGAAGCGGCATTTGGGATCGCGTATAATTTTCATTTTTCAATCACTCGAATCTTCAGCGCTTTGCGCATGTGCGCTTATCCGCATGGACCTCTAGTGGCCTCTGCCAGTGAGGCGGCTATTCGGTTGCCTGATTCATTAGCGATTGCTTGAACAACTCAAGCAAAAATAGATTTTCGCCAATGTCGCCAGTTGATGACGCAAAGTAGGTCTGATCGTCTTCGGTCAATCCAATAACAATCGCTACTGACAGCTTGGATTGAAGCGCGCCGTCCAGAACCTTGTCGGCGTCAATGTCGTTCGTGGTTTCGCCGGGGAATTGAATGACGTTATCGGTCATGCCCGGCCCCAAAAACAAAACGCGCCTCAGATTGCTCCGGGCGCGTCATGGTCATCTTGCATTGATGTAGTGAACTGATTTGCGCTTGGTCGTCAAGCCATAGTGATGCACAAGCACGGTAGCCCCTGTGGATAGGTGGCGGAACGTGCAGCCATCCGGCAACGGCTCGCCATAGATGCCGACGCGAGACACGGCCCGCAACGCCTTGTGACCCGGAACGGTCGAACCATCTTCGGCAGCGTGATCGTGCTTGTTCAGCGCGCAAAATGCGTCGTCATAGGCCTGCTGCCTTTCCTCGATTTCCTCGGGTGCCAGGATCAGAAAGCCGCCAGAACCGCCCAGCAGATTCATTGCCGGCGCATTTGGTGATGGCGCACCAATCGCTTGCTGTAGCTTCCTGGCGGCCTGCGCAAACAGGCGGATGCCTTCGACCTGTTCCTCGGAAAGCAAGCCCTGAAGCATCAGGCGCCCAAGGAACGTACCTGCCCGTTCATCGTGCCGCTTGTCTTGTGGAAGCGCCTGCCGCTCGGGGTGAGCGATGCAAATGGCCGCCACATTGATCTTTTCATCGACCGGCTGGCCTCCGGGGTGACGGCGGATGCCCTGCTTACGCTTGCGACCAGCCCGTGAGATTT